TGTGCGCAGAATGAAGCGTATATAACTTGTGCGTTAGCACAACAATTTAGGTAGATTACAGATGAAAGAAAAATATTATGACTACTGAAATATGTGTGCATCTGTAAAAAAATACTGTCATCTACAAAACTTTCCAAAGGCCATGATATAACTATCTTAGCAGTTCCTTCGGATACTCGAGATATCACATCACTAGGAACATCATATAAAATACCTTTGTCTAGATTAAATGCATCACCATAACTTAAACCTGTGCAATGCTTATCACCTAACTTGATCACATAAAGAAAAAAATTGTTTGGAATTTCTTTTTCGTGGAGTCTTCCAGAATATAGAATAGGATCATCTGTTGTAGTATCCGATACCGATGTTTTAGATCTAACAATGTTTAATATTTTCATATCATTTCTCTATTCTTCAGATGTTTGTAAATTTCATTGGCCATAACTGTGTAGCCATCTATAGTAGGATGACAGCAATTGGTAATATATTTACTAGGTTCTTTTAATGCAGAATAATAGGAATACCAGGACCCTCCTGCAAGTTCTGGCTTGCCTTCTAACTTGAGTAACAATTCAATAAAACTATTACAACCGTGCGGATTAAAAAAACTGTCCCAAGGAACACTGTCAACTAAATTTTTATTATCAGCACCGACCATTCTTTCAAACCATGTTTTTGTATACCTTTGCTCAAATGCACTAATCAATACCAAAGATAAATTGTTGGCTTTGCAATATGTTTCTGCTTCTTTAATACTTAAGATTGTTTCGATCGTAGAAAATTTATCACTCCACATATGATTAGCATATGCTCTCCATACTTCGCTTTCATGATCAGGCGTAGGCCACACAGTGTCAAAATGTCGATGCTTAGGGAAGGTCTTGTTTATGAAATCTAATCTCTCAATTCCGCTGAGCATATAAATCAATACACCTCCCGATATATTTTGTAAATTTATACCAGGATTTAAATATAATTCTTTTACTGCGGCTTTGTTACCTGTGCCGATAACTCCTAGATTTACAGCTACGTAGTCGGGTAAGTGAGTTTGCACTAGTTGAGAAGGCCAACTATTATTATAAATTTCAATCTCAAGATCGTCTTTTATAATTTTATGATCTATTCTGTTATTGTATTTTTTCCAGGTTTCGGTGGACCAAGCTCCTTGCCCTTGTGTGAAACTATCACCCAAACAAATAATTGCTTTATCGCCTGGAACTAGCTGACGACTGGTAATACATGCTTCGATCATTCTAACTCTCGAAAGCAGTCCTCGTAGAAATTCTTTAACTGAGGGAAAGTCTCCGAGAAGTTGGTTCCTCTTCTGCGGTCGTATTCGGTAAACCAATTATAGAAGTCTCTACGTCCCTCTAACAACTTTTCTGGGGTATAGATAGCTGATTCCATGTATTTTACAACTCTTTCAAATTTAGCATACTCTAAGTCGTTGAATTTACTGCGGTTTTTATCATCTAAATTGGCTAGAATGAAGTCTAGATGACTTTGCATGTAAGGCATAAATTCATCTTTAGGTAGTATATTCATGTCATACTGCAACGGTTCTTTCAAATATGGTGTATCAAAACGCACACGTTGCCATTTGTTTTGTTCAAATCCATTATATTTGACCCGCCACTCTAGTATCTTTTCTAGTAGACTTTGGAAATTAGTCACTGTAAGAATATTAAAGGTACACATGAATGTAATTGGTAGTTTGGTCTTGGTTAGGTATGTGTCTAAGTTACGTTCCCATACAGTTAAATCCAATCCTGTGCGAATATATTCCGCAGGTGCTCCCCAAGTATCCATACTTGTAAAAATTTTAAAATCTTTGATACAACCGTTGGCAATTAAATTATTAACTTTTTCTACCAGCCTATCAATTAAAATCGGCTTCACTCCAAAATTTGTATTGATGTTTAGTTCTAGGTCGGGCAACGGATTAACTTCTAGATCATCTAGTAATTTCCATGTGCTAGATTGTAACAATGGTTCTCCGCCAGTGATGCGTAAAATAGTCAACGTCTTGCGAACCTCTGGCCACCACTGCCACCATGCTTCTACATAAGGATTAGTTTCTTCTTCATACACTCGAAACCAGTCTATATCATTACGATGATTCTTAACCATAGTGTAGGGACCGTGGTCTTTGATTTCTTTATAGTATGCGCTGCTGTGTTTAGGATGACAGTACCCGCATTTGAAATTACATTCATTGCCGAAACTAATTTCAATATACTGAGGATTAATATTTTGATCCCAATCACCATCTCGAATTTGTAAGAATCTTTCCGGTGTGTAAATTGTTGAGTTACGCTCTTTACGATCCGATACATAATCCTCACCTAGAGATTCGATGTTCCAACAGTAATTACAACCGCTGGGCTTTCCACCATTAAGCATTTCTAAACGCTCATGTTTCTTTTGATTAGTATTGTGCAATGCGCTAGGATCAATTATAACTTCGTCTAAAGGAATTGCGTGAGGAGCGGGATGATAACAACTATGTGTTTCACCTGTTTGCAAATAGATAGTCGTATGGTGCCACTTAGCCATGCAGAACGTAGGACTAATTTCATTCATAATAGGAATGAATTTTTGTATACGAGCTTTATCGTCCATCGAACTGTTCCTTGAGCCAATCAAAATCATTAATTTTTTTCAAAGCATCTGGATTGTCTTTGTTTTCTGTGCCATAGGCACGTCCGGCAAGAGCACCGGCAATCGCATGCTCGTCTGTGCCAGTGGTACACCATATTTCAAGTCTATGATTAGTTTCTTCATCATTCTGACGGTCAATTGTCTTGCTGGCTAATTTACAACATTCTCTAAATGCTGACTTCCAAGTATTAAACGGATCTGTATTAAATGCCGTGATGTTGCTAACTTCTGGCATCGCTTTAAATAACGGACTGATACTTGTAGTCATATCGGGTTTCGATATATCCATATTTTGTGTGAGTCGTTTAGGCAATAATTTTACACCACCATACCCGTACTCTAAATCATTTACAGGATTTCGACTGCGCCAAACATGTACATTTTCTAAATCATATTCACTAACAACATAATCAAAATTAAACGTATCTAAAATCTCAGCATCTGCATCAACCACCCAAAACATTTTTGTAAATGCTTTCTTTGCTGCCGCTATGTGTGCTTGATGTATTCCTTTTATTCCGTTAACTCGTTGAGCGTAAGGAAATCGAGATTTTAAGTTTTCAAAATTAACGTCTGCATTTGGCTCGTTATAACTAATAAAAATAATATCGTACATTATTGTTTGAAGTAGGTTAATCCTAGATTTATTGTTTCGTCGTATAACTCTATTGTATACTTGCTTTGCTTTTCATCTAACCAAGGCCAATCTAGTCCAAGTTGGTGTTTAATTTTTACACCTAGATCCTGCGCATCTTCTTCTACAGATGTATGATTAATATTCTGTTCATAGATGCCACGAAGTATTTCAAAATCTCGAACATCAACATAATTCCAATTTGTACAATTTGTCATCCATGTTCCCATACGGGCACCAAGGATAGCATATTTGCCGTTCTCTTCATGAGCTCCTACAGTGCTCCACATACGTAGGCGATGAATATTATGCCACCAAATGCGTTCTTTGATTTCCTGTGGCGGAACGCGAACTCCGTCAAGCAAGGTCATTTTAACACCTTCACGGAATCCTGCTCTCCAGGCTTGGAATGGACTACCTGTAATAATACTATCGCTGTATACTCTTGGAAAATTACGATATCCATCTTCCCAACAGAAATCTACTTGGCCTCGATCACTTTCTGAATTTTCATGCGTCTTCATGTTGAGAACAAAGTCTTTCTTCCAGATTTTTATTCCACCATTACCGTATCTAAGCCCGTTGATTTTATTTCGACCGCACCATCCATACACTTCTATCTTAGGATCAGTCATGTCAAGATCTAAATTAAAGAAACTAGGATCTACTATATTATCAGCATCTACGGTGATAAACCAATCTGTTTCTACTAACTCTGCTGCGGCCTTGTGTGCATGATCAGATCCTTTGACTCCGTGTACACGCTTGGCCCAAGGCGCCTTGGCGCAGAGATCAGCATAGTGCAAATCAGCATTAGGTTCATCATAACTTAAAAATACAACATCAAATTCAACAATTTTCATTTTAGTTCAATCACATAATTTTTAAATAACCGCCTAGTGTATACACTGAAGTTATCATAAGATATATTTTTAAGTGTAACTGTTTTACCTACTAGATCATTTATTTTAACAGAAAACATCTTGTAGATCAAATTAGGATCATTGTATTCAGTAATTAAAAAATCCATAACGGTGCTGCCATCCCAGACAAACTTTCTCTGTTTATTTGCATCTTTGTATTTTTTAGTACCACCAAACTCTGTCGATAGCTGTATTTTTAATGTTTTAGTTTTGAGTGTATAGGTAAGATATACATCCGGTTTGACAATATCTGTGTATTGTATTAATGGAATTCTATGTAGCACATCATCTAACTTATTCAAAGTTTTTGTTTCAGCTATTTCTAAATCGCCTGAATGAATATCTACCTGGCAGTGATGTATTTGTATTTCTGCTTCGATTATTGATAACGCTGTTTCTCTGTCTATGTCGACCATGAATTCTTCATCTGGGAAAGCATAATCAGGCCCTACACTTTTTACAACACCGGTCAACGGATCATAGACCGCTACATATCTTACCGGTGCTGGTTTGTACTCAGCTAACCATTTATCAAAATCTTCTACTGTTTCCATGCTATTTCCTCTAGATTGTTTACCATTTCTGTGTTTATTTTATCTTTTTCTACATAATGAACTATGTCGTACTGTTGGTAATTTCCTATCTTCAATTGACCTTTTTTATTAAGATAAAATCCCACATGATCACTCCACGTATCCGCAGGCCATGGCCACTTTTGTAGCATAGGTTTCATATGTACTATTCTAGGAAATTCTAATTCATAAGCGATCTCGTCCGAGATACCTAGTATATCTGCAGATAATGCAAATGCTTCGTCAGTGCCTAATACTTTTGGCTTGTATTGATTTAAAAACATGTTTGAAAATTCTACAGGATTTTTAATTATACTCCTACCTAGGTCAAAAAATTCTTTGACCATGTGAGAGTCTTTGTTAAAAAAAGTCCACATAGAATATAAATTGGGAAGATTGTTTCTATCAAAGGCTTTTCTGTAGGTACGATCAGTAACAGTTTCACCTCTATAAGTAAACACTTGATTCGCAATATATAATTCGCTGTTATCAATAAAGTAATCAATCCAATGACTGTGATCACGCAAAAATAACATATCGGCATCTAGGCATACTGTGTGATCGAAAGGAGTAAGTTGATCCATCCAAGATCGTCCATCCCAAAATGTTTCTTGACTCCATTCTATAACATGGTCAAATACCCAAGGACTAGTGAGTTTTTCTATTTTTGTTTTATCATCTATTACAATCGCTACTCGGTCATATCCTTCTTTCTGTGTGTTTTTTATACTCAATGCTAGGCCGTAGGCCAGCTGTAGATAATCAATAGAATCGTGTTCTGCAACAACTAGTAGATAACCAAAGTTCATATCAACTCCAATAATTTCTGTTTGTGTCTAATTACACTTTGCTTGTTCATTATGTGTACATCTACACCAGATATAGAGGCAGCACAATATGAGTTGGTCAATCTATGATCTATAAGAAACATCAACGAGTTACCATTAACGCTATGTAAGACATCTTTATCTAACGCTGACAGCACTGGGGGCAATGACAAGGTATCGTCTTGTTGATACCCATCTAATATATGTTTGGCGACGCTAAAGGCGATATCATTCCTAAATTGGCGCGGGTCGAATCTAAATACATCTGCAAATTGTGTGTAATTTTCTTTGACATAGTTCACTGTGTTAAAAAACAATTTTGAATTTGAATTCTTTGAGAACATCACAGTTGTGGCCCAATACATTTTAACACCAGTGTCGCTTACGTGCCGATCAAGATAGCCCGTACGTGTGTCATTATAGATATCATTGATAGCGTTACCTAACATAACGTCTGCATCAACGTTCCAATACTCTCCAAGACTATTTGAAAAAATAAAAAAATCGCTGTCTATTAATAGTGTTCTATTGTAAGGTGTAAGATCCCATGCTGTGCTTCTATTGGTGTTTATAAAAGGAATTGTCTGTCCGGTCTGTCCGTCGTGCAGTCTTCGTTGGTTATCAGTAGTCGGCCTATCAACGGTAATAATATGTTCAAACATAGCTTCTGCTTGTTTAAAAATATTCGATTCCTTCATCCATGCAATCGTAGATTCATCAGTTATTAATGAAACTGGAACTTGCAAATTTTTCTTAGCCAAGCCGCCTGAAATCACAGCCATTAACGCATAATCGACTGTGCGATTATTGTGTGCGTAGATTAGTATACCCTGTGTCATTGCGAAATAAGTTTCTCTACAGATCTACTTTTTTTAATCTTCTGATGTTGTTCAAAATATTCATTAGTGACTTCAAAATATCTACGGAAGATTTCTTCTCGGAATTCTTCAAGGTCGTCTACTAGGATAGGATTTTCATTAGAGTCTAACAGAATCACACCGGATGTTCTATCTTTAACGCATAGCATATCTACAAAAGTCAAGAGATTTCTATCAATGCGAAACAGCCCTCCATTGAACCCGTAGGTTAATTTGGCCGAAATTCGTTCTTTAAGAACTTTCTTTTGGATTGAAAAGGTCTGTTGATAGTTGGCGAAATCCAGAGCGTCTTTGAGCTGTTGGTCCATGCGTTCTCCTTAATAAACTGCGTAGTTTATTTATAGATGAACTAGAACCTAGAGAAAATTAATTAACTGCCAGACACTGCGCCCACAGCAATAATTGGCTGTGTTACAGAGAAATTTACGCTTCCGGGAACCATAATACCTGTAGCGTAGAGTGAAGAGACGTTTACGGTTAGCGTGCCATCTACAACGTCATCGGGTGGAAACATAGCAGTAGTAGCTACTTGAATTTTTGGGGGAGCCATAGGTGCTATTCCAGGATCAACATAGCCGTCTGTAAATAATACCTTAATCTCTAATTGGCTTGCTGAGCCGCCACTATTGCTGGGTTGGTCTACACATCTGGCCTGCAGTCTCACATTGTTAGAACCATAAGGACTTGAAGCGGTACCGGTGTAGTAGGTTTGAAATGTACTAGTAGTTCTGTACCAGTTTGTGCCGTCATTCGGTGATGTGCCTGTACTCGGGGTCGCGGCACCAAAACTCTGTGTTCCCATAGCAGATAATAAATCACTCCACTTGGTATTTTGATTAGTTGCGGCGCCGCCGGATCTAGATGCACTGATTCGGACTTTGCCGCCACTGTTGAACCAATATCTAGCATCATTGGAATTTGCCCAATAGACTTGTATGATACATTCACACGACACGTTCCAAGAAGTTATTCTGCTTGATGATACCGTAGCTGTTGCAGCAGATTCGCCGGCTGCTATTAAAAATCTATTAGTGATTAAATCATCTGCCCACGTATCGTACTGTTTCTGTGGCACATCGAGCGTTCCGGTGTCCGGAGTAAAACTTGTAGTATATCTTATCGATCCGCCTTCAGAGACTACAGCAGTAGTTGGATTTGATCCATTTTGATGCTTGTAGGCGTTGATAATGTCATATCTAAGATTGGCCCATTCATTGATAGTGACTTTGCTATCTTCTGAAACTGCGGTTGATTGAATCCTTGCCTGCTAGCCGTATCCAAAATTTCCAGATCCGAACCCTAGGACCCCAACTACTTTATCTCTAATTGAGTTATAGTCTACTTTAAGAATTGTACTGTTAACTGCTGGCATGAGATTATTTAAGTCCTTAGCTAGCTGTTATGCTAGAAAGTGAATATGTAGGGCTAGTTATAGAGAAAGTACCAGACGGTTGTAATTGTCCAGATGCTTTGAGTTCAGATGCAGCAATGGTTAACGTACCGTTCACCACGTCCGCTGGAGGAAAATTAGCTCCGAACGCCACATCCGGATCGACGTAACTATCTAAAAGCGATACACGAAGTTCTAATACTGTGGCCGTTCCTGTAGAATTATTTGCTACATTAGTCCTAGCTTCGAGTTTATAACTATTAGCAGAATATGAACTACTTAAAAAACTTTGATAGTAGGTCTGATAAGTGTTTGTTAATGTGTAATAATTAATTGCAGGATCAGTGTCTGCTCCAAAACTCACTGTACCGACCGAGCTTAGAAAATTGACCCAAGCAGTGATTTGTGGTGTGGTTACTGCACCTACTAATGATGTTGTAAATCGTACTTTGCCGCCGCTGTTAAAAAAGTATCTGCCGTCATTGGCATTGGCAAATGTCACTGTTAGTGTTGCCTGTGCCTGTGTGGACCAAGGAGTAGTATAAGTTTGGCTAGATTTGGCTGCAACTACAGATTGACTGCTGGCTACTAGAAATCTTTTTGCGATTGCATCCTCTAATAATATGTCATAATTAGTGTTTGGAGAACTAGCTCCGTAGCCTATAGGGTCGCCGAAATTAACACTTACTACAGGAGGTATAACACCATCTTGATGTAGTTTTATATTGATAATATCGTACTTGATTAGGTCCCATTGTGCTTTTGTTATAAGATTACCTTGAAATACATCAGCACTCTGCACAGTCTGTCCATACCCTCGTGACCCAGATCCCGGGCCCATAAGTAACTGGGCCTTATCTTGTATGGTGTTAAAATCTGTATCTTCGATGTTAGAGCCGCTTGCCATATTATAACACCAATGCTTCTATTACTGTGGTGCTGTCTGAGTTAGTTGATTCTAGTGCCACTGCAAACACGTTGGCATAATTGCCATGTGCTGCAATCGCTGCACCTCTAGGACCAGCTGTTAAACGATCGCCTTTTCTAATTGCACCATATACCTTGCACGGCACACGACCTTTTAGAGCAATATAGGTACCGCCTACTAACTCACTGTTCATCATATAAGCTGGATTAGCGGATACCACTCCAATAGCACGGGTATTAACATCTGCAGCAGTAACTTCTTTCTCACCGCCTATCATTACCACTGTGCCAACTTCGTATTCTCGATCAGCAAGATATTTTTCTGCTAAGTCAGCATAACGAGCTGCGGTAGCTGTACCATTAAAAATATTAGCTGTGATATTACCGCTGA